GAAACTATCGAAAGAGACCGGCCTGTATGTATGGTAGAAGTGTATCCAAAGTTCAATCAAGGACCAGTCGCTGCAACATTTGATTGGTTCTTTGAACGAGATTACAAAGCATTCTATAATGTTCGTGGTGTTGGTCTCACACAGCTATCCGGTACTATTGATGGTGTCAACGTAGCATCTGATGAAGCTATGATTCAGCAACATGATGGTGATTTCTTATTTGTGCCGAGAGAACGCTAATGGCTATGATACTGAAAAATAGTATGTTTATTCACATTCCTAAATGTGGAGGACGGTGGACCAAGCAAATGCTTGAAGACCACACAAGTGCAAGACATGTCGGCGATCCAATATATCAATCACACGACTCGCCAGATTATGATGGTAAAGTGTTCTGTATTGTAAGAGAACCAGCAACATTTGCACACAGTCTATGGCACCATAGAGCCAAGAAGAAAGCTAATAGGTTTGGACATAAGTTCAATTGGCAGGAGTATATCCGCCTAGAGAAGGAGTGTCAGAGCGAAGACTATCTGACGTTTATGAACAACGTAGGAGAGTCAAAAGACGCTGTATGGGACTATTATCAGCATTATGTAGGTAAATATAGTGATGTTTACTATGCTAGAATGGAAAATATGGCGGAAGACCTTGTTGACATTCTAGGCAAGTTGGGGGAAGATCATAATCATAATGCTATCCTTGACTCCAGTAACAGTGTTATTGGTAAAGGAACAAACAACGAAGCTGTAGAGGAATCTCTACGTCTTAAAATTAACAACGCTAATGCAGCATTCTGCAGAACATTTGGGTATCAATTATAATGGGTAAGAAACGGTCTCGCGACTCACAAACTTCAAAAGGACAACGTCCTAACGTAAACAAAAAGATCAGAAATGATATTCGTCGTAACTATATGGATTCATTGGATAGACACGTCAATCAGATGGAAGCCTTTGCAAAAGGTAAACGTGTGATGCTAACTGTCCCTAATCCAAATAAGAATGAGACCAACAAACGATTCATTCGTATTGCAGCAGAAGAATATATGCAGCGTCCAGGAGATAGGTATATTATTAAGTAATGGAAAACCAACCTTATATTAGAGTGTTTACAAAGAATGATTGTCCATTCTGCGTACAAGCAAAACAGCTATTGACAAACAAAGGGTTCAGCTATTCAGAGTTTGTTCTTGGCGAAGACATTGACAAAGAAGACTTTCTGTCACACTTTCCAGATGTTAAAACTGTTCCGTATATCATTGTAGGTAACAACCATGTGGGTGGTTATAAACAATTAGTAGAATTCTTTGGAGAAGATTTATAATGGCAAAATTGAATATTATTGATGAGGCAGTGAATGAAGCTAAGGCTGTCTTAGATGATGCATTAGAAGATGGTGAGTTTGCTATTGAGACTAATGAATTAAACGAGAATGCTAATGGTGGCACGGAGATGATGCAACGTGCTCTTGCTGCTCGTGTGGATCCTAAACTGTTAGAACAGTACCAGATTATCCCTACTCGTGTGCGCGACATTGATCCAGATAAGAAGACTCTTCTCTGGTTACATGATATGTTTAACGATCCAGAAGTACAACATCTGAAAGATGGTGGATGGGAAAAGTTTGACAAACTAATCTATGTATCACATTGGCAGAAGTCAACATTTGAGTTGGGTCTAGGCATTCCTCCTTCAGCTGGTCTTGTTATGCAGAATGCAATTGAGCCTTTTGATGATGCAGATAAGCCTAAAGACAGAATTAATATCATCTATCATACAACACCACATCGTGGTCTTGAGTTGTTATGGCCAGTATATGAAGCCTTGTCTAAAGAGTATGGTGATAAGATCCATCTCGATGTGTTCTCATCGTTTGAGGCATATGGATGGCCGCAACGTGATGAGCCTTTTCAAGAGCTGTTCCAACAGTTGAAGGACCATGAGCACATTACATATCATGGTTATCAACCCAACGAAGTTGTTCGCGAAGCTCTGCAGAAGGCACATATCTTTGCTTATCCATCTATTTGGACAGAAACATCATGTATTGCTGCTATTGAAGCTATGGCAGCAGGGTGTCTTACAGTCACCTCATCTCTAGGTGCTCTACCAGAGACCTGTGCTAACTTTGCATGGATGACTAGCTTCGATGAGTCTGCTAACCGTCATGCTAACATGCATTATGGTTTGCTCAAAGCGGCTATTGATGGCTTCTGGAATGAGGATGTGCAGACTAATCTCTACAATCAAAGAGCATATTTTAACCTATGGTACAACTGGCAGTTTCGTCAACGCCAGTGGGAAGGACTACTAAATGGCTTACTTACCCAGTAAACAACAGATTGAAGCATATAAAAATAAGCAGAAAATTGATTTATCATTATCAAAGATTATTCCACCAGCTGATGAGTTTAAACGTGCAGAAATGTATCGTGAGGCAGATCGCATTGAGAAGAATGTAAACTCTTGGTCAAAATGGGATCTAAAAAAGGCATACGAAGATTCACTTGAGTGTATTGAGCTGTTGGAAGAAGAAGTTAATGGCCCAGCATTTGATGTGTTGCAGCGTATCAAACTAAACTTGAAAGTATTTGAAAGTGAAAAAGCGTAATCTTACGGACGAACAAAAGGCAGCAGCAGCTGAACGTCTTAGGGTAGCCAGGGAAAAGCGTCAAGCTGAACGTGGTATGCCTCAGAATGTCTGCCCTGATGTCTGGAATCGTCCAGATGATTATTACTTGTCATACAACAAAGTAAAACATTGGATCAAAGTGAACAAAGAGCAGCTGCCAATCTTGAGACGAGCAGTTAGACAGAATGTCAAAGGTTCAATAGCGGAGTTAGCTAGTGTTTCGGCATATATTAGACATTGTGAGTGGTATATTCGCACAGGTGACTGGATTGACAACTTCTACGGAGAAAGTCAAGAGCATAAAATCACATGGAAAACCACAAAGGAAGCCTATGATGAAGATGGTTGCATCAAGCAATAGCATAAATACTGGTATGTCGAATGTTATACAGTTCCCGACAGGCGCTATAAAAACCACGAATCCACGTCTAACAGATGCAGATCGAGATATGCTTTTACTCAAAGAGAAGATATCTCAGGTAGAAGCTGCACTTGAATATGTAACAACTGAAGCTGTTAGTATGGTTCATAGACTTGGTTTTGATATCACAAAAGAAGACTATATCAAAGATGTCACGATGATAGTTGACTCTATTAGAGGACTAATGTATCGTGCAAGTGATTTAGACTATCCAATTCATAACTGGGTCGATAAGAATTATATAATCTCTCCTGACAAACAGTTTGCATATAATCCTATGTGGTTTACAGAAGATGGTGAAGTTACTGTTGGTAAAGACTCACGTTATGCTACAGTAGATGATGACGGTAACTTTGTAGAAACAGATAAAGACGGAAATCCCTTAGAAGACAAATAATGGCTATATTATTAGATTATTCCCAAGTTGCTATCAGTAGTATCATGGGGCAAGTGAACAGTAGACATTTTGATGGAGAGGTCAACATTGACCTGATTCGTCATATGATACTCAATGGCATCAGACATTACAACGTAACATTTGGTGAGAAATATGGTAGCATTGTAATATGCTGCGATGATAGAAACTATTGGCGGAAGGAGATCTTTCCTTACTACAAAGCCAATAGGAAGGCTGATCGTGAGGCTTCTGACTACGATTGGAAGACAATCTTCGAAGCTCTTGAGACAGTTAAGTCTGAGTTGAAAGAACACTTTCCATACAAAGTTATCCAGATTGAAAGAGCAGAGGCTGACGATATCATTGGTACGATTGTAAAGTATCATGCAAGTCCGCTTGAAGGTGGTTTTGAGTTTGAACCTACTGTGATTGTATCTGGCGATAAAGACTTTATTCAGCTACACAAGTGGGGAGATACTGCTCAATGGTCTCCAGTACAGTCAAAATGGGTCCGTGGTAATCCAGATAAATACCTTCGTGAACATATCTTAAAAGGTGATCGTGGTGATGGCATTCCTAATATCTTGTCCAAAGATGACACATTTGTCAACGGTGGACGCCAAACTCCTCTTCGCCAGAAAAAGATAGATGAGATCTTAGCTGATCTTGATGAAGGCGAGCTGTTGTATGCAGCTTCCTGGTATAGTGGTTATTGCAGGAATGAACAATTGATTAATTTGGAAATGATTCCATCAGAGATTAGACAACAAGTAATCAGTGAATACAGAAACGCTAGATCAGGTGATAGATCTAAAATGTTTAACTATTTTATAGACAAAGGCTTAAGCATATTAATGCAAAGCATTAAGGAATTTTAAAATGAAATACTCAATCTCAGAAATCCTGGAGAGAGCATCAGCTGGAGATAAAGTTAATGGCAAGGCAGCCTTGCTTGTTAAGTATGATAATCCAACACTACGTAAGATTCTAAAGTATACGTTTAGTGAAAAGGTTACATTTAATGGTCTACCAGAAGGTGAACCTCCTTACAGACCTAACACACTTGTTGATGTAGAGAATGTTCTCTATGCAGAGACTCGCCGTCTCTATCTGTTTACAGATGGTGGCAATCCTAACTTATCTCAAGTACGTAAGGAAGCAATCTATATTGAAATGTTGGAGAATGTAGATAGTAGAGATGCTAAGCTCCTGGTTAGTATGAAAGATAAAAAGCTACCAGAAGAGTTTAAAGGGATTACGAAGGCTGTTGTTAAGAAAGCATTTCCTGATCTGCTATGATAGAGGTTGTAGATAACTTTCTACCGGCAGACGATTGGCACCGATTGTATAAAAGCATTCTGATGTCCAATAAAGATAATCCTCATACATTGGTAGACAATGGCATTAGTTGGAATTACAATCCAACCATCTCAGTCAATGGCGATGGAAGTTCTTCCACTGGCTACTTTCTACACAATTTACTGATAGACGATACAAAGTCTGATGCCTATGATAAGATTATTCCTGTTATAGAATCAAGACTTAATTTGGATCACTACAAAACATTACATCGTGCAAAGGTCAATCTGTATCCACGAACAACCAAGATTGAACCTCACGGATTTCATGTTGACTTAGTAGACGATACAAGGGAAACTTTAGATCATGTCAATTGTGTATACTATGTTAATGGTAACAATGGATACACAGAGTTTGAGGATGGATCGAGAATAGCTAGTGTAGAGAATCGCATGGTTATTTTTGATGGTAAAATGTCACACAGAAGTACAAGCTGTACTGATCAGCCTTGTAGAGTATCAATAAACATTAATATGTTGCCATAATGGATATTTTAGTTTGTAATGGACCTTCAAGGTCTAACATAGATTTAAAAGATATAGAACACCATAACGTATATGGTTGTAACATTGTTGCATTGGAGATCAATGTAGCAAGAAGTATTGTAATAGATCACCCCGTGAAGGATGAACTGGTTGAGAATGGTGTGAGTGAAGAAACCATTATTCTTGCTGAGGGTGATGAACAGTATGAACCAGAAGGCAAACCAGGACCTCGTTGGAAGAACAATGCAGGTGTATTTGGATTGCAAAAGATGGTAGAACATGGATGCAAGAAGATTTATGTCCTAGGTATGGATTGTGTTCTACAGGAAGGAGACATCCTTGGCAATGTCTATCTTGGAAAGAAGAACTTTCCTGTCAAGGTAGCTTTTGAAGACCAGCAACGTAGAGCATTCTATCTTGATTGGTTTATGCAACAGAATCCATCAGTAAGATTTGTATTTGTAGTACCAGATGGCACTACTAAG